GAATGGCCGTCTCCTGCATTGCGGCCCAGATGCCGTTAATGTCCTCCGCGTTGTCCGTCTGTCGCATAGTGGCGAACTTTGTCTCGGGCGTGAAGTCATCCGGCGGACTTGAGCCGAAAATGTCCCAGATGGAGAACTTGTTCGTGCCGGAAGGCGGGCTAAAGACCTGCACGCCATTATACGTGCCGACAGCGGTAGCGCCAGTCGAGTCCGTCTTAAGACGCTCGTCCGTTGGCATACCGCCCATCCAGTCTCGTGCCGCTTGCATCCGCGACTCCAGATCGGGCGGTACAGGCGTCCCATCCCGCTGAAGGCGCCCGACCGCCTGATTGTACTCCACTTCGATCTGCGTGAGGAGCTTGTCCGGGGAAGGCATGTTCTGTGAAGGCTTGTCAGCTAGTTCCTTGCTCGAGTTAATAAGGTCATCCATAAGACCATCTACTTCAGCCTGCAATTCCGGCGGCACAGGGGTGCCGTTCAAGTCCCGCTGCATGTAGGCACGATCCATATCTTTGGCGAGACTGTTCAGGCGAGCCCGCTTTTGCTCGACGTCCAGCATCACTCGCTCTTTCTGCTTTTGCTCGGGCGTAACTTGGAAGCCCACTCGCACGGGGTTGCCCTGCTCATCCTTCACATCAGTCCACACGCCGTCCTTGTAAGTGGAGACTATGTACGTAGGGGGACGCGGTGTGGCCGTGTTCCAGTACTGTTGGTTCTGCGCCCACAGCTGTCGCTGCGCTATGTCGGTCTGAGTTGTGCCATCCGACAGCAACTGGAACTGCACGGACGGATCGAGTTTATACTCCGTGCGGACTTGCCGTTCCATCCAGTCCGGCGTAGCCATCAACGCGGGATACAGCTTTTCCGGTGGATGCTTCATCAACACAGCCATCCCACCCACATGCGATACGCCCCAAGTAGCGCTGAGTTGCTTCGACGCCAGTTCCTGCGCCATGTCGATATTCCCAGTCTTGACGTAGTACTCCCGCACCATTGTAGTCCAGTCGTTCTGAAGGGCGAACTGCGCCCAAGGGTTGCCGGGAGCCTGAGGATCGTCCAACCACTCCTCGTCGAACGTCGCCATGAAGTTCTCGAACTTCGGGCGGTTCGGATTTGAAGTATCGTTGATGATCCGATCAAAGTCCTTCAGAAGGGACTCACGCGCACCACGGGCCTCAGCGGTCGTACCACCACGCATCACACTGATGAGGTCCTCAGCTGGAACACTATTCCGCATGACGGCGTAAGTATTAACTTTTTCCCGCAGCTTCTCATTCACCTGTGCGTTGAAGGTGGACGGACTAGCGTCTTGCAGCTTCGCAAGCGTCTCGAGTCCGAACAGCATTTGAGTAGGGTTGTTACTGCGCGAAAGCGCGTCGAGCTGTCCCACCGCCTGAGGCGGGATCATCGCGGCACGCTGCGTGAGCGGAACGAGGACATTATCCACGTAACCCTTGTCACCGCCATTGATCGCAGCCTCACCCTGCTTGCCGAACAAAATGTCCAGACCCTTCTTGTCCTTGTCCTCTGTTAGCGAGAACGGTGTTCCGGTGTTAATCTTTTCCGCTGCCACGAGACCGAGGTCTGCATTCTCGTCTCGCTTCTTTAGCAGTTCGTCGATCTCCTTAATGTCCGAATACTGTGTAAGAATACCAGCAGCACGGGCTGCATCACGTTCCGCTGGACCGGCCTTATTATCGAGGATCGCCACTTTCAGATCGTTGATGAGCGACTTGTTTGCCGCGTCCTGCTGCGTCTGTGAGTCTTTTAGTATTCCAGCCACTTCTGCATCAGCGTTCGTCCGCATTGCGAGGCGATCCTCGTAGGGGATATTCGCGTATTGCGGAGCATTGTCAATGTTGTCAGGAGTGCCGAGCTGGTTCATCACCTTGTTAACGTAATCAATAGTTTCCCCGGCGAGTACCTGCGGATTACGCCCACTCTTTTGATACAGATTAGCAACATCCTGTCCGGCGTTATAGGCGATCAGCGCCAGTTCCATGTCTCCCCCGTTCTGCTCGAGCATCTTCGCCATGTAGTGCTGACCGTAAATATCGCCGATCAGATTTCCTTTGCCGTCCTTCCCGGTCATCAGGTAGTTCTGGATTTGCGAGTCATTCCACGCTGAATTGAAGTTCGGGTCTTTCAATTCAGCAGCGATTTCACGCGCTGTCTTAGGCATGACCTGCATAGGACCGGCGGCCCCGGCAGAGCTAATGTCCTTATTACGCCAGTTAGCAGACTCCGCGTTCCGCTGCGCCTGGATGAGATTACCAAAAGTCATTCCAACCGGCTCAGTACCCGCTACGGTGCCCGCGTCACTTGAGAGCTTTCCCGGCATGAAGATGTGCCCCGAGTCTTTAACAAATTCCTGCCCGCTCAGAAACGATAGTCCGTATTCCGAGGCGTGCTTATGCATCCACCGCAGCGCAGGACCGTCCTCGAGGTCAGCGGCCATACCCCACTCATGGCGCGATCCTTGCGCTACAGTTCCATTAGCCCGCATCATCCCACGCGGAGTGGCGGCCACGGCAGTACGACCGGCCAGTTTATTTCGATACGCTTGTTGCTGTTCAGCGTTCGTGCGGAAGGCACTACGAATACGAATCTGATCGCCAGTTGCTTTCTCCGCGTCGTTGATAATCATAGCAAGACGACCGGAGAATACCGGACGAAGCTGCGAGATGCGCTCAGGCGTAGCATCGCCAATTCCGCGAGCTGTGAGGAAGGTCCGTGCGCCGCGGACGTCCTTCCCTCGCAGGGCACGTTCCTTATAATCGTTAGCGTAGGCTACCTTATCCAGCAGGAGACCGTTCTGCTTCTTGAGTTCGGCCTTGGTAGCCTCGTCCAGTCCCGAAGCATCAATCGACGCATCTAACCGCGCCTTCCACGCGGGAAGTGTATTGAAGTCCTTCCCTACACCGTTCTTGCCCTGCTCGGTGAGGTCCGTTATCTGGCCCTTATAGAAGCCATCCCGCTGCATGATGCCAGTCTTCGTGACTTCCTGCATGAACTTCTGCCGCGTTGCAGCAAGATGAACACGGAACTCATCCTGCAACTCAGGCGGCACTTTCTCCGTGAGGAACTTTCGTTCATAGTTGTCATAGGTGGCTATGGCGTTTTCCTCAAAGTTCGCCATGTCTGGCTTGGCGGAACGGGCGAGGTCTGTCATCATCAGCCCAGCACCGGTCTCGAAATTCGTGAAGTCCGTCAGCGTCTTGAAGCGCGTTACACGGTCCTGCTGTGCACGAACACCCGCATCCCAGGTCGCCGCACCACGCGCGAGCTGCTCAAGGCCCGCTTGAAGCCCAGACAAGTCCGGCGTGGCGGGCTTAAGGTAGTCCATCCCCTGATTAGTGATAGGCACTTGACCGTGAGTCGGGCTCGGTACTTCCATGAGGGTGTTCCTTTAAAATGCGAGGACGGACCACTGCGGATTGGCAACAGAGAACTTGTTGCCGAGCAGCGGTGAGGGGCTGAGTGAAAGGGGCTTCGGTACTGGTGTTGCGATGTACCGGGCCGGGCTTGCAGTAGCCGAGGAACCTCCCAAAAGGGACGATCCAAAGCCTCCCGACCCGGCACTGCCTGCAAACGAGCCAGCGGCGCCGAGCACACCGCCGACAAGCGAGCTGATACCACTCATCTTTGCCGCCTGAGCTTGCGCTTTGAAGTTGGCCGCGTCAACGAGGTAGTTGTATTCTTCCACTTTGCCCTTGTGGACGATGTTCATTGTGTCACGGCGCCCAACGAGGTGCGCCGACCGCCGAGTGAGGATTTGTGACTTGCCGCTGAGGGAAATGCCGCTTGCAGCCTGGGCGACTTCTTGTTCGCCAAGCAGCGCCTTCGTCTGAAGGTCGTTGTCCTCACCTTCGATGCCCGCCTTCTCAACAGCCCGTGCGGCGTTTTCTTTTGCCACTTGCGCGTTCATGTTAGCGACCTTCGCCTGATACTGCGCTTGCATCATTCCCATGACGCCACCAGCGATACTCGAGATTGCGCCTACTACAGCCATGATGCCCTCAATTCATAAAATGTGCAGTCTTGCGCTTCGTGCGTTTGCGTGAAGCCGAAGAAACGGACGAAACGATGACCTATCCAGAAGTCACTTTCAACGCGAACTGTAAGGCGACCAAACACCCGTAGCATATGGCGGAAGGCGCGCTTCAGGAAAGCGATGAGTTGCTTCATGTGCTGCTGCGATGCCTTGCACAGCATGAAGAACACTTCCACCCCGCTGCCAAGCCACGTTCTGAAAGTCACACCGATCACGCACAGCGGAGTGTCTTCGACGAACAACGTCCACAGTCCACTGCACGACTTGTAGAAGCGTTCCCGAAGCGGACGCATTACAGCCCACTCAGCCCGTGCGTACGGTGTAAGTTGCGCGATAGTTCGTGCGCTCAATACCCGCGTGCGCTTAGCCCGGATCATCGCCAACCTCCACATCGAGGACATATCCGAGAAGCGTGGCCGGGAGGGGATCATCTTGCACGATGTAGGACTGGGCGTTTTCGCTCCAGACCGGCTCGATGATTATGTGGCCTATGTCAGTGATTGCGCGGGGAGCCACGCCGTAGTTTTCCGTGCTGCGTGTCCGCATTGCGTAGAGGGCGTCAAGGCTGTTTCCGGCCTTCAGCCCTCGGGTGTCCTTTACACGCACGGCCAGCCCAACCACACGCTTACGTTTGTTTTCGATTACTACCTTGGGCGCGTTCAGCGGAAGGTTCTTCGCGGTGCAACGATAACCCAGGCCCACAACCACGCGCGAAGCGGCCTGAGGAAGCGTGATTGTGCCGCCCGTCACAGTGAGGCCGTTGATCACCGCCCCATCCGCGAGCACTTTTACCGCCATTCCCTCAAGGTGCTTGAGGCCGGTTACAGTGGTTACTTCACTGTCGAGCGTCCACTCACCGGCTTCAGCCTTGCGCGGATAGGCTGGATTGGTGTGGGCAATTACGTCAGTGATCGGATCGTGAATGTCAACCGTAACCTCACCAGTGTCGATGAATGAGGCCACAGTGGCACGACCACCGCCAAACCGCAGTACCTTGCCGACATCATTCGCACTGAAGTACGTTCCGTATACATACGCCCGAACGCCTGTGCCGGAAGCGGCTTCTATTTGCAGCGCCAACGGCGGATAAGTCGCTCCTAGCCGAAGGCCACAGTCCACGCAGAAGGCGTCCTCAAGGCGATCGAACGTCCGAGGCATAACTCGCTCGATGAACTTCGTGTGGCGTCCGTTCACAAGACGAGACGTCATCACATACACCGAGGACTGTGCGCCCTCTTCGAGTGTCTTTACGTCAATGAACCGCCCCTGCGTTGTGCGCCGCGTCCACGCATAGACCTGCTGCTCCTTGATGTAGGTAAAGTTTAGCGTCACACCATCGTTCCGTACAGCCCACACAAGGCGATGCGGCTCTTCAGCGTAGCCCCACGCCACAACACGCTTGCCCTTCTCCAGAAGGTGCGAGGCAAGGAGCGTCATATCGTTAGGCGCGTACAGTTTGTACTGATCCATGTATGCCAGTGAGGACACCTTCGCCCCACTTGCATCGCAGAACAGTATGTCCGTGCTGATGCGCTCCGGCGGTACATCTGAGGCACCGCGATAGTTCTGCATATCAGCTTGGACGTTCGTAGCCGTAATGGCTGCACCCTGCGTGCCGCTCATTAGCCAAATGCCGCCGGGGGTGAACACAAGTAGTCCGCCCCGCGTCGGGACGAGGTGACGAATGGGCGAGACGTCTTCGCTGTCGATTTCGTGCTCGAAAGAGTCATTCGCGAGCACAATGTCGCTGTAGCTGAAATTCGACAACTGTCCCGGCTTCGAGCCGAATACGACGAGGGGGCCGTTGTCGGGCGCGGCGTAAATTTGCCGCTGTTGATACACCGTGCTTACGGCAGGGTAATTGCCCGAGGCTTCACCAAGGACGCCCTCCAGCACAGCACCCGTGCCACCGCTAATGCTAAAGACTGGAGCGGTGTAGTCATGACCAGGGTCAATGATGTACACGCCTACAATCGGCCCTGACGAAGTGTTCGTGTCCGTAGAGACGATGGCGTAACCGAGGAACCCACCGGCCTCCGGGTTGGGATCGGTCACTGTAAGGACGGATGAGTTCGTATAGCCCGATCCACCGTACTTCATATCAACAGCTACGATGCGCCCGTTAGCGAAGGGGTTATTGCCCTGCGGTGGGGTATGCGCGAAGTCAGGCACAATGCCCGTATCAACGAAATGGGCGCCCTTCGCCTGACCGATATAACCGAGCTGATACGACCGCGAGATCGAGTTTTGCTGCGATGCAAACCGCGTCCGATAGACTTTGTAGTATTTAGCCGTGGAGATCGGCTCCCACTTAAGTGTCGTGCTGCCGGTCTTGTTGCTTTCGTAGTTCTCCGTGGCAGTGACGAAGTGGTAATCCGAGGGAAGGCTTTCCACACCGTTCGCGTCAACCTGCGTAACGGCAAAGGCCACCGCCTGAGTGCCCGAGTTGTACACCACATGCGAAAGGATTTCTGGCTGAGCAAGTCCCGTAACGTGCGTTTCCGGGGTGAGGCGCCAGTCGGCATTTCCGTACCGCTGGAAATTACGCACGGAGAAGGCTGGATGCGTGAAGCGCAGCACATCACGAATTTGATGGCACCGCAACTCGGCAAGGTCGCTCGACGCATAAGGCATTGTAACGGTGTACACGCGAGCAGCCATGCCGCCACTCACGTAAGTCGTGAAGAGGCTGCTGTCGATATAGTCACCGAAGGTGTTCTTGAGATAGAACGTGTTGTCGTCGATTACCTCGACTTCACAAGTGAGGCCCGACAACTCAGTCATCTCTCCCGTGACGGGGAACTTAATCCAGTCGCCGGTTGTGTACTGGTGGACCTCAACATGCAGAACCGCCTGAGCCGCCTTCGTGACGGATACGACAGGCTTAGCCGACTCCAGTACATACGCTCCGTCCTGCACGAAGCGGGCGTAATGGTGGCCGAGCAGTACGATGTAAGTGTTTGCCACGCTCGAGGAAAATTTGAACGAGAAGAACTTCGTCTCGAGCAAGTCGTCTTTTACGAAGTCGATGAACTCCGTGCCGGGAGAGGTCGATAGCCCGCCGTGGTAGTCAACAAACCAGTTCTCCGCCTCGGCAAGGGCGAGATCGAACTTTTCCAAGTCCGACCGTCCGAAATACGTGGGGGAGACCTCGCCGCCAATGAAAGCGAACTTGATAAGATCGCTGCTCATACAAGCGCCCCGGACAAACTCAATAGCGGCCCGTTCTGGAAGATGAAGCGGCTGGGAGTGTTGGTGATCATTGCGCCTCGGGCAAGCAACCAGTCGGGCATACTGTCGTACTCGACAGTATTCTCATTTGCCGCCCGCGTCTGCGCGAGGACGATTGCGTAATTGGCCGCCTGAAGCGCGCCAGTCGCCCGCCCAGGCTTTCCGTGAAGGGGCATGGCTATGTGAGCGGCGAGACCCTGCGCCACGGCGTAGTAGAGGTCTGCATCCCACATGGCGGGGTCTTCCTGCCGCCGCGTATAGATCAACACAGCTGGATCGGCATTCGCCAGCAACACGTTGCTGCTGTTAAGGCTCCCCAGCACGAACGTATCGAAGGACTCGAGATAGCGGGGATAGAGGAAATCCGAGGGGAGGCCGTAAGCATACATCCACGGAGGTTCGGGATCGCCCTCTGCCCATGCGAGGGACATATCGCGCTCCTTCAAAAGCGCCAACTGTCCTGTAGTTCGGCACGAGGACCACGGCGCTGCACGAAGGATCGTATCACGGACCAGTGGATACCACAGGTTGCAGACTTCCGCCTCACGCGATCCTTCGTCCGGGGTCGAGACCCGAGAACGGGTGCCCGCTGTATTCAGCGCCAAGTTGTAGATGTTAACTAGGTTCTGAGACACCGAGCACCCCTATCGTTAAACGTCGTCTTCCTCGGCTTCCGCCGCAGCAAAGACCTTCTTCGGCCCCTTTTGTTTTGGGAGCTGACTCAGCGCAACCGGCTCATCCGAGTGCGCGTTGCTGCGAAGAAGCGGGCTTTCCTCGACGGGCGCATCCGCCGAAAAAAGCTTCGCATCACGCGGGAGAGGCACCTGCCCCTCATCGGCTCTATCCCAGGCGGAAAAAAGGACGACGTTCTTGCCGTCCAATTTCCCAGGGATTTCTGTGCCGAGAGGGTTCTGCCGGAAGCGCCGTCCCGCCAAAAAGAGGTCACGCTTGAGGAGAACCTTCATCGTTAGTTCGCCGCATCAGCCGCTGCGATCCACTTCGCGTAGTCCTTCGTCAGGAACGCGTTGATCGCACCTGCGGTTACGGTAGTCGTACCGATCACGCAGAGGATGCCGAGATAGCGCTCGTAGGTGCCGGACGGCAGACGCATGGCGAGGATCACGCCACCGGCGTTCAGCTCTGCACTATTGGCAGCGGCGTCATCCGACACAAGGGACTTCGACAACAGATGGTCCGTTGCTGAGCCGTCGGTGGCGATCGCGGCCTGAGCGTCCGAAGACAGCTTGAACTGGATCGTACCGGCAGCGCCGCCAGTGATGATTTCCGTGGTAGTCTGGATGATCAGCCACAGCTCTTCACCCAGGCCAATGTCCTGCGTGGTAGCGCCGAGGTCGATGACGTCACCGATCAAGGCCGTACCTGCGGCAGCAGCGACACTTGTCGCATCCGCAAATTCAAGTCGTTCGTCGAGGATCATTTTCAATTCCTTTCATTGAGGAGGGAAAGCACTACGTGACCCTACTAGGTCACGCGCGCCTCGTCAGCGGCCAGAACGTCAACCCGACGAACAGGGATGCCATCGAACGAAACGACCTTACGACCCGCGACAGTATCCATCGAGAGTGTCGAATTGCCGACCTTGCTCACGATCTGCCGACGCAGCATCGACCGGATCGCACGGCTGCAATAGAAAGCCGGACGGCCCATGCCGAGGTTCGGGATCATTTCTACCGCCTGAGTCATCAAGTCGATCAGATCAGCGCCGCTCGCGGCGGTCTTGATCAGGTCAGACTTGTCGATGTTGGCGATGCGGACGATGTAACGCCAGTCACGAACTGACAAACCGCCGTCCCAGCGATAGTGCGTCCGGTAGGCTTCCATACGACCGCCAGCCCCATCGACGTTCTCGATGGTCACCTGGCCCTTGTCGGTCATCTGGAGGCCGGCAGTCGAACCCTTCGGAACGATGCCGTGAACAGTGTTCGGACCCCACACGACCAGCCACACGCTGGTATTGTCGGTGCCCGTGCCGCCGCCGCTGATGATGTTTTCGGCGTTGGAGGCGCTCAACGAATTAAAGCGGGCGTTAAAGCCGGTGAAGGCTTCCGGCTCAGTGGTTTCGTTGCCGGTGAAGAGCGTGTCGGCCATTTCCTGATTCATGCCCTCAATGTGGGCACGATCTTCCGAAAGGCGGAACGCGGCAGTGTTGCCGTTCAGGTCCGCAAGGGCCTTGTCGATTTCGGCGTAGGCCTCGAGCATACCGCACGAGTCCGTCACCTGCACGGTGCGGCCCTTGTTGGGCTGAACGCCGCCGTATAGCTTGCGCCAAGTCGGGGCGGGGATGCCAGCGCGGATCGTCGTACGATGGCCTGTCGGAAGATTGCCTTCCATCCAGGTCATATCGTCGAGGATTTCGTTCTGAGCGTTGAGGATCTCGACAATAGTCGCGATCTTGCCATCCGGGTCCGAGGCTTTCGCCAGGTCCAGGAGGGTCGGGTTGGTCACACTGAGTGTGGTCATCTACGGCTCCTACTTGCCTTGGTTGGGGAAAAGGGTAGCTGCTGCGTCTTTCGCTCCGACCGCAGGAGCACCGGGGATTGGACCGGGCTCGTTGAGGTCTTTAGCGATCTTCGCCATAAAGCGGATAACATGAGGGTTGTTACCAGCTCCGGTCATATCGAAGGCTGCGCGCAATTCCGGCGTACCGTACTTGTCGATAACCTTCGCAACTGCACCGAGGTTCTCCGCCAGTTTTTCCCCGCCAATAGCGGGATCGGCTTTGATCTCGGCTTGCCAGTCTTCCTGCATCTTCGTCCAGAGCGCACTACCCTTTTCAGAGGCCGCTTTCATCGCATTTGATTGCAGGGTTACAAGCTCGGCAATCGCATCACGCGGAAGACCGAACTTATTCACGGTGTCAACGAAGGACTTGGCGGTCGCTTCGTCAACTTCAAATCCTTCTGCGAGCTTGATTTCATCCGCCTTAAACGGATTGGCTCGCGTGTCGTTCGCCTTCGCGGCGGCTTCGTCGGCAGCCTTCTGCTCAGCGGTCTTTTCCGCCTCGGCGGGCTTCGCTTCAGCGGGCGGTGCGCCTTCCGGCGGCGTTACGCCTTCAATCGGCTGCGTCAGCAGCGTTCCGGTCGCCGGAGTCGCCGTCGGCGGAGTCGCCGGAGTCGTTGGAGAGGGCTCGTTCGAGGCTTGTTCGGTCATGGTACTCTTCCTCTTGGCGCTCCTTCAGCATTTGTAAATAACCATCAGGAGCGACGTCCATTATGTGGGATTGGATTTGCTGTCCCACGTTCAGCTCACCACAGTTAAAGGAGGTGGTGAGAGCGTTCGCGGTGAAGGGGTTGCGCCCCACCTTCGCGAGTTCGAGCAGCCAGAACATGAACTCCCGGCCCTCGGACAGCTTCATCACCTCACGGACGAACTTGTCCAACCGCCCCTTACGGGCGTTTTCGAGAGCCTTCATTCGTTTGAAGCGGCGCTGTTCGAGACGGTCATCCATGACACGGACCATACACTAGGTTAAGCCGGAAAGCAAGGGGCCATATCAACCCCTCACCCGCCCATGATTTGCTGGAGGGCGTTCGAGCCGCCACCCACATTCGTTTCGGAGAGGAGCTTCGCCGCATCCGCGCCGACCTGTGCCTGAGCGATACCCTTGTCCATTGCGGCGGCCTGATCCTGTTCGGCGGCGATCTGATCGACCTCCTCCTGCGAGCGCATATTCTTCGACTTGACGCCAATATCGCTCCCGTAGTCGCGCAGCAGGTCGTCCCAGTTGGGGATATTGACAGCGCCGGGGTAGATCGCGCTGACGTTGCCAATGAGCTGCAAGAAGCGTTCGGTCGGGATTACGCCCACAGCAGACTGTGCCACGGACAGGATCGAGACGTACTGGATTTCGAGTTGCACCCCGCCGATCTCAGGCGGCGGTTCGGGAATAAGGCCCGCTCGCTTCATGATGCTGTATATGCGGGTAATGGCCGGATCGAGGGCTTCGTTCTCGAAGCGCTCCAACACCGGCCCGAGCTGGACGAGCTTTTCCTCGCGTCGTGCGTCGATCTCAGTGGCGGTACGGACTGTCTCGAGCTGGGAGATCATCTTGAATAGGTCGTTGTTGAACGTCTCCCGAATACGGCCCTGGATTTCCCGAATGTCAAGCGTAAGCTCGCCGAGGGGCGGCTGCACTTGATAAGCGGGCTTGGCACCGGCATTGTTTACCCCGCTCACGAAGGTCTGTCCACCGGGGAGCATCGCAGTGGGACGGTGCTGCAACTGAATGTCGAGCACCATCGGCGGGCGGACCATATAGTCGAGGGACTGGCCCTTGCGCTTCGTTTCGTGCTGGAGCTGGATAACGTCGCCGAGGGCGTCGAGAGCCGGGCTCGTCCCATACGAGTCGTTGCCCGTCAATTCCCACCGAGGGAAGATACCCGGAAGCTCGTTGTAGCCGCTCACCGCAAGCACTTCGCCCTTCTGCCCGCCCGTCTCCCAATACAGCTCGCGGAAGGCGAACTTCTTCGCAACGAGGGCATCGGCCTGGATGTTCGGCTCGATCAGGTGCGTGATCTGAACGTCGTTCTCGAGCGATGCGCCGCCGCGCTTATACGAGTCCTGCACCGTCTGCGAGCAGTTTTCAAGGCCCCACTTCTCCACGACCTGACGGACCTTATATGAGAACTCTCGAGCGAAGATATTGACCTGCATTCGATGGGACTGGCCGAGGTAGTACTCGCCGAGGGCGTGGTTGTAGCAGCGGATGACGGACTCGAAGTCCTCGTAAATGAGCATTGCCGCTGTGCCGAAAAATACGAGGTCGATGTACATGATTGCGAGGGAGTTGTAGAAGTTGGACTCGGACATGACGAGCTGCATACGGCGCTCGGTCTCGTCCAGCCAATTCCGTGCCGCAGGACTCATGTTATCCTGAAAACCACGCAACCGGAGCTTGAACCACGGCCTCGACGGTGAGGTCACGCCATTCATCATGCCCGCCGCCAGTACGCGACCTGCGTTCGTGCCGGTCGGGTCGAGGATGGTACCGTTCTTCGTTAAGTACCGAGTGCGCTCATTAGGCGACATGAGCCAGATGTAGCGCTTCGGAATGTAATAGTCCGCCAGCTCACGCCAAACGGACCACCACGGGAGACGGTCTTTCCGCAGAGCCGCCAGCGTCGAGAGTTTCTTTTCGTGCAGCTCTACGGAGATTTTCATGCCGAGCCTCCCAAGAGGGTACGCTTCACAGTGTCGGCCTTGCGCATTAGCCCCACATTCCCGGTGGAGATGAGCGACGAATAAGCGCGGCTCGTCTCATCCGAGGTGTTGAAAGTTTTCATGTCCGCGGCACTCACGGGATGAGGCGGCGGCTCAGGTTTCTTAACCTTCGGCATCATTGGAGGGCCATCCTTTCTTGTTCGTAAGGGTTGTAGTCGGGTGTTGCATGTGAGCGCGTAAAGGCATCATCTTCCGCAACAGGCTCGTAGATCGGATAGGCGAAGGTGCAAGCAAGGGCGTCCGCAAGGTTCGGAGACTTCACGCCGCGCTTACGCATCTCCTTTTTGCTTTCGAGCTGGATGCACTCAGCGCCATTCATCGAGTAGGCGGGAGCGGTGAGTTCGTCCACCAGTGTAACGTCCACACCATGCACCCTTTCAGGAATGGACGCGGTGGGGAGCCACAGGCGCATCCGACCCCAAATCTCGGCGCGCTTGTTGGCGTACTTCGCTCCGTCGTTTGGATCGGGATTGTCAGCACCGGCGCCGAAGTCCACCTCCATCACAGGGATTTGAAGCTGACGCAACCTATCAACAACACCACCGCCCACGCCGCCAGCATCAACCATAACCACACTCGCGCGAAGTCGAAGGAACGTGGCCGCAACGCGGGCGGCAGTCTCCATTGTGGAAGCACCATAAAGCACCTCAACCGGAAGCGTTACCGCATCACGGCCCTTTCGTGGATATATAACCGAGGGGTCATCGCCGAAACGTCCAACGTCAACGCCGAGAACGACCGGATCGCTACATGGCGTAACAGTCCGGCGCGTAGCCTCCGTAGCGATTTCAAATGAAATGAACGACTCCGCGTCGATACGCGGGAAGACGCCCCTAACGCGAACGCGAACGAAGTCGGAGTCTTCGCCCCAGTCTCTGATCCACTCATCGATTTGATCCTTATTGGTGATGGTGACTGTGCGGGAGTCCACCGCACGCGAGTTCCAACGATGGGCAAAGCGCCCTCCCTTGAAGCAATCACGAAACCGGCCCTTGTTCTTGGTCGGGTTACCAAACACAGCCCAGATGATTTGGGTGTTGCTATCTGTCAGCGCACCCTCGGCTACTTCCCAAATCAGGTCCGGGATGGCGGATGCCTCATCAAAGATCAAGATGATGCGCTTGCCTTGGTTGTGCAGACCGGCGAAGGCTTCCGTATTGCGCTCACTCCACGGCACCATATCGACGCGCCAGGTGTTTTCGTGGGCGGGATCAGCCGAGCAGAGTTTCGTGGCTGTCATCACGAACAACTCACGACCGATGAAAAGGCGGTGCCACTTGGCGAGCTGAGCCCAGGTCTTAGTCTTGAGCTGCGTTTCGGTATTGGCTGTGACAACGCCGATGGTATCCTCAAACGTACCCATCGCCCACAGGATGATCCATGACACCAGTGCGGACTTGCCAATACCGTGACCCGAGGTCGTGGCGAGACGAAGTGCCTGATCGACTGTAATCACTCCCCGCCCGAGTGTGACGAGGATTTCCTCTTGCCATAGCTCGGGTCCGGTGAAGTGCTCGAGTTCGCCCGGCTCTCCCCACGGGAAAGCAAACAGCACGAACCCAAGCGGGTCCGAACTGAACTCGGCGAGTTGCTCGATCAGGTCGTAGTTCATTTCTTCCCGAATAGCTTTTCCGCGGCATCCTCGCCCTTTGAGTCACCGATTGTAATGTCCGCCGCAATGAGGCATACGCACTCACTCGGCGGCCCATTCTGCGACTGGGAACTGCTGATGCTCGTAACGAGCGCCAGTACCGTCATCGGCACTTTATCCCCAATCTTGAAGTCCGTTGCCTTGAGACCCAACTTCTTCAGGGATTCCGTCTCAAGACGCAACTCGAGGCCCCAAGGGTACTTGGGACCGCCACTGTCGTCCTGCGGCATCGGGGCCGTCTTGAGGTCTTCACTCTCGCTCGACGAGCACGCCATGTCCGTCATTAGGAACTTCCTCCACTTTTGCGTCGATGACGCGGGCCTGAATGCGTTTACGGGCGGCCTCAAGACGCGAGGCCATATTGACGTTGATATTTACTTGGGTGTTCGAGGACTGCGGCCCGTTGCCGGTGCGGTCGCTTGTGACCTTTACGATCTCTAGCAACTGCGGGGTAGAGATGGCTTCGGGTTCCAGTTCGAGACGGTCCTGCAACTCATCCAGGGCGGTGCCATTGACGGCGGCCATCTTCTCCTGCACGTCGAGGAACGCAAGATCGCGCTCTTCGGAATAGTGCCGGACGAGATTGCTGAAAGCGGGATCGTGCCGCAGCACGGAAACGGTCGCTTCCGTGTAGCCCGTGATGATCGCAGCTTCCCAATCGGGCTTGCCCGACGCGAGAATACGGGCGAGATTACGGTGGCGTTCCGACAGCCGCCTTACACGGGAGGGGTTCTTCTGCACGCCGCGCTCTTGCTTGAGGTGCTCAAAGTCATCCTCGTTGAGCGGACGGACCACATCGTAGGTGATCTCTTTCCGCTTCCGTCCGAACACGCTGATGGTTTCAAGGTCTAGGGGCATGGCGCAGCTATACGCTCTTTGCGCGGGGTTGTCAATATGGCACGTTCACGGGGGGATGGCGCCATATCACATACTCATCTATAGCCGGGAGTCGTGAGGCGCTTTGCAGCGACCGCCCGCCAGAACGCCCGCTTACGGCCCGTAGGACCAGCCCGCGGCACGAACGGGGGCGTCAGCACAGCAGAGTCGAAACGCGCGTACACGGCGAGATCGTCGAACTGAGCGGCGCCCTCCATCGGAGTGATGTGAGCGATCACACCACCGCTGAAGACGTTTTCCAGCGTAGCCGCGCCCTGCGCTCGTCCGAGCACGGTAGCCGTGCCGACAACACCAAGCGGATCGAGCGTAGCGTCCACTACCGCCGTGTTTTTGACACTCAGCGTAGCTGCGACCGTCAGCGCCCCAAGCGTGATGGCGGCCTGAGCCGTCGTCTCGGCTCTGAGCGTGGCCGCCGCTGTAACGTCCGCCAGTGTGATCGCCGCGAGGGCGCGTACTTCGCTCGTTGCTGCGGCGCTCAGCGCAACGTCGGCGAGCGTCTGCGTAAGAGCGGCCTGTCCGAGAACGGTGGCCGTTCCCACGCTCGTTGCTGCGTCGAGCGTTATAAACGCCTGAGCAACGGAGGCGGCGACGGTGGAGATCGTGCCGCTCGCGGTGAGCGCGTCGAGGGTCTTTGCGAGTTGCGCCTGGCCAAGAACTGTTGCCGTTGCGGCGCTCGTCAGTGCACCGAGCGTTACTGCCAGTTCCGCCTGACCGAGGACAGTCGCTTCGCCGGTGAGGGCAATTGGTTCAAGCGTCTTCGTAAGTTGAGCATTCAACCCCGCGTCAATGTCGAAGGTCGCCGAGTCGAATGTTTCAATTTGGAAGACTGTGGACACTTACTGCAGCCGTCGCAACTTGGTTGAGTTGTCTTCGATTAAGCCTTTTTCTATACGCACCAGTGACTCACGGATGAACTGGAACTGCTGTTCGAGGACGATAATGCGCGGCTCTTGCTTGGAGTTCTCATCCGACACTGCTATGAGGCGCTTATCGAGTGAGGCGTCGAGCGTGGATAGGTCGCGCTCGAGGCCGCTGATGCGGTTGTCCATGTTAGTGGTCTTCTGCGTGCCGAGGACGGCGAATGTCACCGTCTGCACTACGAGCATGATTACAATGGATATGGGCACTTTCTTATCGAGGTGCCACTCGTTGTCGCTTTCGTCGTCGGCCACGGTGGACTCCGTTTTTAGAGAGTTGAAGCGAGTGTGAAGAATTGGTCGATCTCCGCCTCGGAAAGGCCGAGGTTCTGGGCGAGCTGCGTCAGGAGCGGATCGTCGCGGCGGAACTCCGTGGCGTATTCCCAAGTGATGCGCGTGGCCTTATCCTGCCGGGCGATCATCGCCTCGACGGATGCGAGGATGCCGCCCTGCAGCAGCGCGAGGCGGGCCTGACGCGCCGAGACGGTATCGGGCACGGGCGGCGGGGGGGCATCAGTGATAATCCACGTCTGCCGCCATACCCCGTCAGCGAACTCCGGTGCCCCCGGCATTGAACTCTTGCTTACCCCAACAATAGACACAGGTGTCTCCGCGACCGGGAACACGCCGTACTCAGCGTAGCGGTCCACGGGCATTTCAGCGGGGAAGGAAGTCTGCGGATTGTCTTTACGCAGATCGTCGAGCGTGTAGGGGTAAGCGGTGATCTTCCCATCGGTGATTTTTGCAAAAGTGTTCACGGATTATCTCCTGATTACTGGGTAATGCATTGTCATCCCCATGCGGCGCCGACGAGCAGAGCGATGTTCGATGCCGTGTTCTTCAAGGTTATTGTGTTGGTCCCCGCTGTTGACGTATGCGCCGCGCCGAGGATGCGCGAGGTTCCGAAGACGACCGAAGCATCGGCGGAAGCCCCCGTCCAAGTCAGCGTTCCGTTGGAGGCGTAGTAACCCGCGACAATCGCCACGCCGTTCGTAGGAACGGTAAGCGCAGTCATCGAGATGGTGCTGACTGACGTTCCCTTTTGAGCAGCGTCGGTATCAGTTGGTGTAGAAGACGCCGAACCAAGGTTGACGTTGTAGACGGCGATGGCGCTGGTCGAGGATGCGTTATACGTGACGACGATGGTCGCCGTAGTTCCGCTTGTGACGAGAAGTCCGAAAAGACCGATGTTATTGGCTGAACCTGAGGAGGCGGTGACGATTGATGGTGCGTTGGTTCCGCCTATCGTGACTGTGGCGGATGCGCCGCCGCGTCCGGCTACCGCGACGACAACGAAGCGATCCGCAGCGGCGGTTCCGATAGGTTCATTGGTGTAGGTCTGCGTGACCGCCTGTGTCGAACCTTTGTTGTTGCTGCCGACGTAGGTGACGGTTGGAGCAACTGGGGGTATTTTTATGCGGAGCGCGTGGTGCAGCATCAGGCTGCTCCCACATAAGCGCCGTAGACCTGCGTTCCGACCTTCCACAGTTCGATGCAGGTGTACTTCGTCGTGTCGAGCGTCGGGGCGCTGCCACCCACCCACACGACGCCGGAGCCGCCGAAGGTGGCGTCCGTCCATGTCAGGGTGTAGGCCGTGCCATCGAGGACCATCAGCAGCACGGATTGCCCGGCGGCGAAATTGGTCGCCTTGGGCGTGCGCGATGCGCCCAGCGTGATGGTCTGAATACCGCCGTTGGCCGGGTCGATCTCGAAGGCTGCGCCGTCGGTGATGCCGAATACGGTTTCCTTGGTTCCGGTCAGTGTCTTGTTGGTCAGCGTCTGGCTGCGCGACAGCGTGACAACCTCGACGCCTTCCACAGTGATGACGCCCGCCGCCGAGCGCGCGATGGTCGTGTCGCTGGCGTGGCCGAGTTCGATGGTCGCGAACTGCGGATTGCCGGTGGTGTTGAGCCCCAGCATGGTCAGCACCGCTGAGGCGGACAGTTCTTCAACAACTCCCGCTCCCGCAGTCGTCCGTCCGAGCAGAACCGCCGTGGCGCACAGCAGGTCGTGATCGTCGTTCCAGTTGGAGGTGCGGACCTTCGTCGAGTCCGATCCTTCCGTAACCGACGATACGAACTTGTGTTTAAGGGATATAACCATTAGGCATTGCCGTCAGTCAGCGTAAAGGCCGTTACGGTGATGACCTGACTTGCGGCGATGGTAGTGTTGTCGATGGTCATGTCGCCACCACCGCCTGTGGCAGTGATCGAGCCCTGCATGTGCGTGGTGGTGCCGCCCGAGTCCTTGATGCGGAAGTGGGCCGCTGTACCGGCGTTGTTCGCGGAAGTGTCTTGCCACGTACCAGAAAGCGCCTTCGCTCCGGCGGACGCAGCGGCCATCCAGTCACTTGGAAGGCTCATCGACGCGAGGAGCGTCCCCGAGTCCGCAGCGGCGCAGTTGGCGGGCTGAGCGCCCGAGCGGATTTCGAGGATCGCACTCACACCAACGGTAGTCTCAATTGCATCGAGTCGGGCATTTCGGGCTGCAACGGAAAGCTGAACAGTCATTCGGGCGGCTCCTTTTCGGGCGCAGTTTCGGTTCCCCCCTTATCGCACATCTACGGGCGCAAGTCAATATGGCTCCATCCCCGCGCGAACGGGCCATATCACAGCTGTCGTCTTTTTTGGGTTAAGTGAGGCTCGATATGGCTGACGTTTTGAGGCTACAAAATTTGCGAGGGTGGTGGGTCCGGGGGTGGGGTGGTACGCGCTCGCCGGGGGTGGGGGTGCCCGAGCGCGCGAGAGGCCGGGAGGTACCTCGTCCGGGCGGCAAAGTGTAACCAAGTCGCGCACACATGGGAAGTGTAATCGGACTGAGCACACATGCGCGTACCAATGAATGAAGCAAACAGTAACGAGACTGGTTGCATAACAAAGCAATATTATTGCTCGACCAGCACGAGCGGCTGCCATAGTTTTGCCACAATGTGGGCGCCTAGTAGTGGTCATGGGCGACACGGAGTCGCCTCGGGCAGGGAGCCCCAACGTTCCCAAAGGAGACCACTATGTCTATACTCACGGAAGTACTTGCGAGTCATGAATTTGTCGCCATCGTCAATGAACGTCACTACGTAGCACGCGGCGCGGAGATACCAATCGTCTCGCTGATCAAGATACTGGAATACGGGTTTCAGAGGATAGTTAATGACAAATGTGGCGGCTCGGATCGAACTGCCAAGCAAAAGGACGAAATCGCCAGCGCCGTCATCCAGCGCATTCTCGACGGCTCGATTGCCGCTCGCCGCGTTGGCGCGGCCTCCGCTGATCCGATGGATAAGTGGCGCGACCGGGCCGCACTGGCTTTGATCCAAACCCATGCGCCGAAGCTTATCGCCGGGCTCAAGGGCGAAGAGCGAGCCGATAAGATTGACGCCTTCGCGGCCAAAAATGCGGCGCTGGTTGAGAAGACCGCGCAGGAGTTAATGGCGGCGGATCAAGCCCTGCGCAAGTCCATGTCAACGATTGTCGTTGACGTTAACCTGTAATCACGCAACGACGGGCGAGG